CCTTTAATGATTCTTCTATTTCTAATTCTGTTAATTTAATATTTTCTGGTTCTGAACCTTGTGATACATTTGACCTGAAATCTCCTTCAATAACTGGTCTTTTCATAGCAGCTAAAAACTTACCACCCAAAATATGTACTCTAACATCATATTCAGTTTTAATATATTCTTGTATTAATAAATCAGCGTCTTCATCTTGTTTATGAATTAACTGTACTATTGAATCTAAACCTTTTGGACTATCAACAAATAATACACCAACACCTTTACTACCTCTTAATGTTTTCATTATAAGAGGAAACTTGATACCCGATTCTTCAACTTGTTCATTTGATTTTTCGGGGTCACTAATTAATTTTGTTTGAGGTTGTGTTAAACCATAGTCTGCAAGTCTTAATGCTGTTCTATACTTGTCAGCACATATATTGATTGTAGTTCTAGGATTTACAAGTGTTGCATTAGCTCTTTCTAATATAGAAACTAAATCTAACCAACTATCTTTTCTTGTAATAGAACCACGTACTACAGCAACTGTCATAGCACCAACTTCAAAACCTTTTTTATCGTCTTTGTTATGAAATTTACGGATACCATCTTCTAACGTAGTATAACCACCAGTTAGTTTGAAAAGATAATAAGGATAATTTAACTTATCACATTCTTCTTTTAATCTATCAGCAGTATGAAAAGTCTTAGCCTCTTCAGGTTCATCTGTAATAATCAGTAACCTTAAAAAGTCTTTTGGTTCTTTTGCTTCTGTTAGATAGTCTTTAAACTTGCTGACCTGCATTGTTGCCATCTTTATCCGTATCTGTTGGTTTCTTACCTATATTATATTTAGCGTTTAATGTCCAATCACTCTTTTCTTTAAACGGTAAAACCTTGATTTGAGATAATGGCGCCTTGTCTTCTACTCTTGATTTATCAACAATATCAATCAAATTCCAGTCTTGTAATAATAATGCAATTGTGTTTCTTCTTTGAATATCGTTGTTAACTAATGTAGATGATTTACCATCTAAAGCAAACAGTTCTTTAAAATGTGTTATAAAGTATTTGCCTTGTTTATGTAAGATATGACAAGACTGAAATAACGTCTTATCTTTTCTACTTGCTACACCGATTCTTGTTAATGTTTCTCTGACCTTTAGAAAATCGTCAGGTTGTTTTATGGTTACTTCAAGCATTTGCTCCTGCGACCAATTAATAGTATCTTCACTCATCTTTTTTTTCTCCCACCCTTATTGAGGCTCATTGTTAATGCTTCAATTTGGTCGTCTGAAAGTAGGTTAAGAGCTTCTTTTGCCTTTTGATTACTGTATCCATAATACTCTTTTACAACGTCTAAATTCTTTAGTTTGGACTGTGATAACCACTTCCCACCAAATCGCTTTTTCTTCCTAATACTATTTATCAAATAGTGAAATTGCATACGTTTTGGTAAGAAATGCAAGCCATTCATTTCGTTGCTGTGCATTATTGTATCATAGAACATAGACAAACATCTATTAATAACAAAAGGGGAAAATTTCTTTTCCCAAGTTATATCGTCTGTGTCTAGTAATGGTGTTTTGGTCTCATTTATCGCTTTTAGATAATCTTTTAGTTCGTACATTCGCTCTACCCATATAGTAATCGCCAGGTTCATAGTTCCACTTTTTACCGTGGTGACCTCGTATGTCTGCATAGGTCATTCTGACTTTTACAATTAATTTTCTTAAACTTCTTATCATTTGAATTTACAATTTGCCATAATTTCTGTTAAACAAGCGACCATATTTATCTCTTGGTCAGCAACAAAAGCAGATTTATATTGATATCCTGCAATAATTAATACAGCTTGAGGTACAGAATTGCCTTCTAACGTAGAGTACAACAGATTGTAAATTGTTGAAAACAAAGATGATGGTTCTTTATCAAGATTGTTAATGACCCACTTTCGCATATCATTAAACCTTTTCTCTTTAAGAATGGTCACCAACTCTTTAGTATTTGCCTCTGATAAACTAAACAGAATACCACTATCAATCTTACCTCGTACAGAATATCTTTGAAGTTCATTGATAGTCCGTCTGAAATCAGGATAATGTTTTTGTATAAGTTCAGCTAATACCTTTTCATCATATTCAACTTGTTCATCTTTAAGTATTTTACCTAGTCGTTTCATCAACGCCTGTGCTGTCTTAACCTTTTGACCATTCCTAATGGCAAAGTCAATTACGGTACAACGACTATGTAATGCTGGTAAAATTTTACTTTTGTAATTACAAGTAAATATGAATCTACAATTATTATGAAAAGTCTCAATGAAGTTTCTTAAAGCAGGTTGTACTGATTCGGCATTCATATAGTCTGCCTCATCAATAATCACCACTTTATGATTAGAATGTTCAGTTAATGATACAGTAGAGGCAAAGTTTTTAATCTTATGTCTTAGCGTATCAATCTGTCGGCCTTCATCTGAACCGTTTATAATAATATAATCTGCACCAAGTTCCTCACACAATGCACGAGCAACAGTAGTCTTACCAGTACCGGCAGTACCAGATAATAACAGATTAGGTATTTCTTTTTGTTTTAAAAACTCTGAAAATGTTTTTTTAGTATCTTCAGGTAAAATACAATCTTGTATTTTTTTAGGACGGTATTTTTCAACCCACAAAAATTCATTCATATATACCTACCTCTAAAATTCAGAGTCAGGTTCAATAGCAATCCAGTATTGAATAGGTTTGCCTTTTGATATGAAATGGCTTATTTTCTGTTGTGAAATTGCAACATCATAATCATCAGGAATCATCTTCATATTTTCTGTCTTGAAATAGGCAGTAAATGTTTTGTCTGTATCTCCTAATGAAATTGAATAATCGTTTGATGGTGTTTTCTTATCAATTGCAACAATACTTAAAGTCTTACCATCACCTTTTACTGCAATGTCTGGTAGATTTAATGTATTAACACCTCTCATAAGTTTAGCAAGATTGTCTTTAGACAATGTAAATGTAATAAACTTATCAGGCATATTAATTGATTTTGTTGGTGCAACCACAACCGATTTATCTGCAAAGAAATATTTAATTGATTGTTTTGAATTGTTGTCTTTGATTACTAAATTCTGACCACCATTGAAATTAAGGTCTGACTTATCAAATAAGTCAACAGCTCTTAAAAATTCAGGTAAATCATAGATAGCAAACTCTTGGTCAAACTTCTCTGTAATTTCAGCTTCTGCTAAAATGTTTTTCAACGTAGAGATAGTTTGAATTTTGTTGCCTGGTTTTACCAAAATATTCTGATTGATGTCAGAAAAGTTTTTTAGTATGGCAACCGTATCACTTGTTAGGTTCATTATGTAGTTCTCCTCATAGTATTAATGGAGCGGATGGTAGGTACTGCCCCTACTTCTAAACGTTGGTAACGTCTCATAATACTTTTATACGACATCCGCATTTTTATAATATATCAAACTTTAGCATTATTGTCAATGCTGGTTTCAATCTTCAATAAAGAAACTTCTTTATCGGTCTTATTATTAACACTTCTAAATGTGGCTCTATTCATTTTCTTGTTAAACCAAGAGAAATCGTGGCCTTCGTTTGTAAGTTGTGTTAAATTCCATATCACCATTTTGTTATCTGTAAATAGATTAACGTATAGTGCTTGTTTACCAGGCGTTGCTTTTGCTAAAAGTGATTCGTACTTCTTTTTTTCAAGAATCAAACCCTCTACTGCATACTTATGGTAACTTTCAAAATTTCTTTTTTTGATTTCACAAATGTAATTATCATTTTCAGCGTCAAACCTAGCATAGTTTGTACTGACCAGATTTAAATTATCATTTGCAAATATAGGTAGTTTATTGATTTCTGTAATAACAGATTGTTCATCATTTGACCACATTATATAAAATTCCTTATCATCATTATTTATACATCATATACTAAAGGCGTCCCATTGTCAATAGTGGAACGCCTCTAGTTTTATTATTATTTGATAGTGATAGTTCTAGCCTTCTTATGGTCTGGAACAATCTTCTCTAAAGATACTTTCAAAAGTCCGTCTTTTAATTCAGCACCTTTAACTTCAACATCATCAGCGATTGTAAAGTGTTTCATAAAGTTTCTTTTAGCAATGCCTTTGTGTAATACACCATCATTGTCTTCAACTTCTTTTTCGTCTTTACTTTTTACTGATTCGATTTTAAGGATATTATCCTCATAGTTTACTGATACATCTTTCTTACCATAACCAGCCAATGCCACTTCAATGTCGTAGGTTAAAGAACCTGTCTTTACGATATTGTATGGTGGATAGTTATTAGCCGTCATATGTGGAATGTGATTGTGAACAGTATCTAAATGTTCAAACATATCGTCAAACCCCACGGTAAACGGTTTTAGTCCAGTAAAAATTGAATGAATTGCTTTGTGATTAGTCATTTTAATCTCCTTTGTTAAGCAAGTTAATGTTTGATACCTCTTATGAGCGTATCATAGTTATTTATATGGGGATTGTTTTTAAAATTACAACCCCCATATAAAATTTTTATATCTTTTTCAAGAAATTATTTTCTTTATTTTTAATATCTTGTCCTAGAAAAGCCTCAACTGACCACGGCCATTCACCGTGTTTCTGTTTATATTCATATGCCTTTTCTATACCTCTTTGAAGTTGCTCAAGAGATTTGGTCATAGATATTCTTCTTGTTTTAAGATTTCTTTTTTCAGTAGGAGCTTTTGTATGCATAAGAAAATATGAACCTTTATCAGTTTCATCAAATCTTCTTAAAGCGTTAGTAAAATATTCAAATTCATATCCTTCTAATACACTCCAACCAAATTTTTTTCTCTTATCATCATACACACCACCAATTTCATAATCAGAATTCTTTTGAATATGACCTGGTAAATCAGCTGCTGGGAATGTTCTTATGTCTTGATAAGCACCATTCTTTCTAACTGTAGCCAATACAACCTTTTTAAAGGTTGTGTGATGAAGATTTTTAGCATTTGCTTCTAGGTAATCTGTAATATCAATCTCGGTATTCTTAATTAATTTTTTACTAATTAAATAAGAAACAATATTAGATAAATCATCAGCCGTACTTGCTAGTTCAGGTTGATGGTCATTCTCTCTAATTTGTAATGAAGATACTGCTAAGTCTTTAGCAACATCATTTACACCTATCTCATATACATCAAATATCCATTCTTTAATATTTGCAGCTGTCATAGCTGAATATCTATGAGCACCACAAATAAGTTCATATTCAAAATTTTCTCCGTTTCTCCATTGTAGATTCTTAATTACAATCGGACACGGTTTAGAATAGTCTATACCATTTTGTAATGATACTGATAACTTATTAATGTGGTCTTGATTTAAATATTTCTTCCTTGCTCTGTTAAGAGTTTGACCTGTTGAGTCTTTAGGAACATATATTTTATCTATTGAAATTACTTTAGTTTCTTTAAATTTAGAACCAGGGGAAACTATCTTGACCCTAGTTAGTTTTGTTATATCTAACATTTTATTTTCCTTTTCTTGAAGTCAACACAGGAACCAAATGTAACCTATTGGCCAACTTCTACTTTTATTTATAATGGTAGTTTTTCTTTTTTGAGTTTAAAACTACCAAAACATTAACTCGCAGCTTTAGTTTGTTTGTTTAAAGTGGTGCGAAACTAAGCGCAAATGCTGAAACAATCCACTATTCAGGTTCACTCTCGCTCTGCTGAATACATTTGGGTTGAGGTAGGTCTCACCCTCATTATACTAACTCCTTCGGTCAAAACCGTGGCGAGCATAGCCTTCAAGACCAATGAACCCGAATTAGGTGGTGATTTTTATAGAGAATCACCAAACTCTAACCAGTTCGTTTATTTCAACAGGCTCTGGCCGCCTCTCCACGCCGTAGGTCTTATGAATTGCCTACTCACCATATTTATCATCATTTAAGCACAGGCGGGAAATCTATCTTTGTTGTTCAAGTTTCTTCATCTTTTTTTTGAAGTTCTTGATACCCTCTTTTTTCTTCTCTCTTTTGATTTCGGAAGGCTTTTGATAGTATTGTTTGGCTCTTAACTCCTTGACAATGCCTTCTTTTTGTACTTTTTTCTTTAGCACTCTCATAGCTTTTTCAAGATTTCCGCCTCTAACTTCTACTGTTATACTCATATTATTACCTCCTCTCCTCATCATCATTTTCATTGTTTGAATCAATACAATTAAGTATTAAATATAAGACACCAATAGTAAATGGTATGCTTATAAACAAAAATAATATTCCGTGTTCTATATCAAACATAATTCTTTCCGTGTAAAACGTGGTGAGGCCACTACACCTCACCACTAGGACTTACACTATATAAATTTAGATAACGTCAGCGTCATCCGAGGAATTATCGTCCTCATCCGTTTGAGCAGCTATTTCACTCTGTCGATTCTGTTCGGCAATCTGCTCAGCAGAAGCGCCAGCGTCAACCTTGGTGTATAACTCCATAAACGAATTCTTTGTATCATCATCAAATCTATTCGTACAAACTTCAATCGCTTTTACTTTGCTATTAAAGATTGTATAGGCTTGAATAATGTGGACTAATCTTCTCGTTGAAATAATCTCATCAACACCACCATCAAAGTAGGTTTTTCTGATTACATCAGCCCAAGTTACCAACTTCTTACAAAAGTCAGCGTCTTTTTTACCAGACTTGGCAAGAGTACCAACTAGGATTTTTTCTTCAATCTTAGCAGTAGGATACTTTTGCTCAAAGGTAATTGGAAATCTTTCCAAGAACGCCTCGTTAAGTACGTTAGTACCTATAAATTTACCGTCATCACTACCTTGACCTTTTGTATTGGCAGTAGCAACAACATTGAAACCATTAGCAGGTTTTACAAACTTGTTAATCTTCTTAACATAAACACCTGAACCTTCAAGTATCGGTTGTAAACACATAATCTTGTTAGAAGCAAGGTCAATCTCATCAAGAAGTAATAATGCACCTCTCTCCATCGCCTCGATAACAGGACCATTTTGCCAAACAGTTTGACCATCTTTAAGTCTGTAACCACCTAAAAGGTCATCTTCATCTGTTTCAATAGTAATGTTAACTCTAATAAGTTCTTTCTTTGATTCGGCACAAGCTTGGGTCACACCCATAGTCTTACCGTTACCAGATAGACCTGTAATGAATACAGGATAAAACATATTAGATTTTACAATTGATTTTAAATCTGGATAATTACCAAATGAAACGAACACAGGATCCTTTTTAGGAACAATGTTACCAACTAATGATGAAACAACATAAGCGGCTTCAGTATTAGTCTTCTCAACTGGTAAAACATTCTCGGTCTCACCGACTTTGCTTACAGCAGTTGTATCGTTTTCAGTAGGTAGTTTGAACATTGACTTACCAACTTTGTAGTCAGAGTTCTTGATTAACCATTGTGGTGCATACTTACAACCAAACTTTTTGTTGGCTTCTTTAAGTTGCATAACAGTTAATTCGTTTGTGCCAAACTTTTTAACGGCGTGGTCTACAAACTCTTGTTGTTTCGTATTTAACATAGTGTAATGTCCTTTCACAGTTTTCATTATTTATTATACGTATATCCTATCATAGAAATTAGCATTTGGCAACCCTTTATTTTTTTGTTACCAGGCAATGGTTGTGGAACCATCTATGCAACCTCCTGAATGAATTTGTTTAAAACTACTCTTGAAGTGATTCGGTCTTTCATAGAACCAGCAAAGATTCTTTTTAATTCACTTGAAGTACCTTTCTTAACAGTAGCGTCAGCCATTGAAAAGTTTTTAACATCCATAGTTTTACCATTTAAGATAAAGTATTTGTTATAACCAGGTTTGTCAACAGCAACTGCTTTTTCTTTTGTCATCTGCTTTCTCATCTGATTGTATTCTTTTTCTCTATCAAGATATGTTTTACCAGCACACATTCTCTCTAGGTCCCACTTTCTAATTCTTTTTAGAAGAAAGAAACCAATAACATTTACATTGTGCTCAGATTTAATATGATTTAATAACATTGCTGTTAGATTTTCACCATCAGAATGAGGTGATTGTTGCAATCTTTTTTTACCAATATTATAAACTTTTGTTTTATGCCAATCACTACCGTATTCATCACCCTCTGAACCTTTAACTCTACCTCTAATACCGTTAGCGCCACCATCTGTTAATGTGATTAGTGTCATAATCTCAATACCATATTTCTTTTTGAACATTGGTACCAACTTATTAAGATATATAAGTGCTTCATTCAAAGGTGTATTACCAAGATTAAATTCTCTAGGTAAACCATAACAAGAAGGCTTATAGTCATAAGGAATTCTAGGATTATATCTACCATAATTAGATGAATAGTATTCGCCCATATGAAACATATACATCATAGAGGCGTCTAATTGTCTTTTAGTCATTTTGTGACTAGCACAATTAACTAAATTAAAGTTTTCAAAATACCAATCACCATTTTTATGGTTGAATGATTTGTCATAATTCGAATGCTCACTTGCATATTTTCTTTCACTAGTAAAGAAGTAAACTTCAAAAGGTATATTAACTCTTCTAACAAACTCTACCAAGTTAATTAATTGGTGTATAGTTTGATTCAATACATCACTCATAGAACCTGACCAATCAAGCAACATAATCATACCGTGGTTTTTACCATCAGGAATAACTGTCAATCTTTTAAAGATGTCATCACTATGTTTGTAATTAGGTAATTTCAATGGGTCAATAATACCAGTTTTATCTGTACTTGCTCTCTTATAAGCAGTTGCAGCTTTCTTCATTTCAAATTCTTTTACAAGATATGAAACAGTTTTCTTGTTATCTTTAAGAAACTTTTTGTATTTTTCTTGTAACCAAGTATCATACTTAACAACATCTGTACCATATTTTTTAGATTCTACTTTTAGTTTATCAAAAGCTTTTAAGAAATCTTTATAAGAAGTCAAACCATCTTGAAATGATGGCTCTGGAATATTACCATATATAAGACCTTTAACTTTATCATCTAACAATTGTTCTTTTTTATTATCAAATGAATCTTGAGTCACAGCTCTTAATAGTTTATCAGACTCACTATCACCACCTGAACCAGGACCATAGTGAGTAGCAGCTTCTTTACCATTCTCATCAGACTTTTTGTCTTCTTCTACGTTATTTGATTCGCCGTCTTGCTCTGCTGGTTTTTCATCATCAGCTTGCTCATCACCAAAATTATTAAAATCATTAGCTTCATCACCTCTGTCCGTATTCTCTTCAATGTCTTCTTCATCATCAAAATCAAACTCATCTTTTCCTAGATTGTATGATTTAACAATTTCTAAATTATCAAAGTCAGGTAACTTTTTAAGTTCCTCTACTTGGTCTTTTTGAAATTTAAGTAATTCTTTGGCTAAAGTAATTGTATCTTCAAAGGTAACAATCTTATCAACTTTAGCCAACCATTTATTATCAACATCACCAAAAACAAAAGGGAGCCTGTTAAGAGATTTACTTCTTAAATTAATTTTGTCAATAATCATTAGTTCTTTATTAATGTCTTTACCCATAAGACCAAAGAAATTTTTAGTTTCAAGTATGTCAAAACCATTCATATAGTTTTTAACAATACCAGGGTATTTTGCTTGAATTAATTTGTCTATTCTTGTATCTTCTAACACATTTACATATGCTCTTAACTCGGGGTCAGTAATGCCTTCCCATTCTTTATATGGTGTATATAAAGCGTGAGCACATTCGTGAGCAATTAACATATCATATACATCACCACTTTGTTCTTTAAAGATAGGCAATGTAAGCACTCTATCTTTTACATCAAAAGAGGCAGTTGATACTTTGTTGTGTTGAATTATTATATTCTCTGTAGCGATTAGTTTGGCTAGGTAGCCCTTTACATCAAGATTTATCATAGTGTCGTCCTTTTTCATTATGTATATATCCTACAGGAGTTTTTTATGAAAGTCAAGCGTTAAATTAATTATTTTTTTTGTTACCAGGTAACGATTACCGACTTGATAGTGTTCTACTTTTGTTCTATTTTCGTATAATATCGTCTTCCCTTGTGCTGGAACCATATTGGATTTCAACGATTCGCAACGATTCGCTAGTCTCATTTGCAAGTCTATGCCATTGTTCTCTGTTAATATGTAAATTATCAAACATTTTAAACGTTCCAAGCAAGTCTTCTCGTTTATCTGCACCGTCACCAAGTGTATAAACAGTAGCCTTACCACTTGAAATGAACCAATGTTCAGCTCTTTCTTGATGTTTCTGCATTGATAAGGACTTACCAGGTTCAACAATTAACTCTTTTACTTTTACAATGCCACTATCATTATGTAATACTTTATAGTGACCCCAATCTCTCTCCGTTGTACTGGTGACCCAATTTTCAAGTATGTTAGATGATGAGTTAGATTTGGTAGAACCACCTACAGCAGATTCAAATTTAATCCAATCATCACTTTTAAAGTATTCAATCTCTGGTATATTGTCATTGTTTCTATCTCCACCATTTGCAAATATAATATCTGCTAGTGGATAAAACTTCTTTACTTTTAGAATTGCGTCAATAGCCGTATCGTCATAGTCATCAAAATTAATAACATTGTCTACCGATTTTAGATTAAATAAGACTTCTCTTCTCTCGTAGAATGGTAAAAAAGATTTACCTTTTTTTCTAGTCAACCACTCATCTGAATTCAGACCTACAATCAATACCTCACCTAGTGCTTTGGCACACTTTAAGTATTCTAAATGTCCTGAATGTAAGGGGTCAAATCCACCTGTTGCGATTACGACTCTGTGTTTCATCTGTTGTCACCAGAGCCACCAATTACGCCTCTTGCCTGTCTGTCTTTTAGTTTTACGATATTATTGTTAGCAATGTCGGAAAGCTTAAACCCAATATCATCAGCCAATATACTGATATACCAAAGGCAATCGCCAATTTCAGAGGATAACGCTTCACGATAATCCTTATTGTTCTCATATCCGTCTCTTAATAGTTTCTTTACTTTGTTCGCTACTTCGCCTGCTTCACCGGCAAGGCCTAGAGCTGGATATAATACAGCGTGTTTCTTGTCGTAAATTGCTGTTGACTTAGCTAATTTTTGATATTCGTCAAATGAATTCATTTTTATTTATATTCCCTTTTTTGAAAGTTGTTAATTTATCTGCCTACATCAGCAAGATATTTTGCTTTACACTCTTCCCAATTCAAATAGATTATATCATCATAGAAATGGGTCTCTTTTGAAACTCTATCTTGTTTCTTTAAACTGTTTAATCTCTTCTTGGCATACTTGGTCTTCCATAATTCTGTCAATGCTTCTACTGAATTATCAAATTTTCTAATCAATTTATCTTCTTTAATCTCTTCTCTTAAAAATTCATTAGTATTTTCATATAATTCACCAAAGTAGATACCTCTAGCGTGTTCAGACTTTTGTAATTTCTTATCAATACCTAGTTTACTATATGTGAATGCTCTACTTCTATTTCTATGGTCTCTTTTATGAGGTTGACCACTATCTTTTTTAGCAACATACCACTCAAAGAATTTATATGTGTGGTTCTTCATTAACCATTGTTGTATCATAGTATTGGTTGTTTTTTCAGGCTCATATGAAACTGAACCGGCAGTCCAACCCATTTTCTTCCAGTTTTTTAGTCTATCATATTGTGATAATGGTATTACTTTAGTCTTACCATATAGGCTTGTTGTGGTTACACCTACTAATTTGTCTTTATATTGGTGTTCCCAGGTTTTTTCAACTGTATCTGATAGGCATAAAAGTGCCAGTAGTTTGCCACCTACCAGGTTGTACCCTAAAGGTTGAATTGGTACAATTGTAGACCCGATACAAGTATGATTAATCATTCTTTGTGTCTTGGCTTCTCTTTCCCAACCAATATAATTGTCTCTAGGTGTAAGGTCTAAAAAGTCACTACTCATACAAGTGACACCAAGATACTTCTTGGTAACTTTGTCTCTAATTAGAAAGTTAAGATTTCTACCAATATTACTATTGTTTTTCATTGTAGATAAAAATGTTCTCAATGCATTCCAAATTTCAGAACCTTTGGCATTTGTATGTGAGGTAACATCTGCACCATCTGTCCATATTAATTCAGGTTGTAATTCTAAATATTCTTCGGGGTCTTCAGGCAACCAAAAATTGTTTTTAACTTCTTGTATAACAGTCGCCTGGTCTGGTCTTAACATAGCAGGTTTATCATCAAAGAAACTGTTTGTTTCTGTTGTAGGGTATCTAAATTTTACTTCTTGAAATTTTTGATAAAGGGTATACTCTTGTACTGTCATAGCAGATACAAAGGTCAAATCTTTTATGATTGTCTCTTTTAATGTATCTGTATCAATATCTGGTATTTTAGATAAGTCTGTATTATCTTGCCAACTTTGCCATTGGTCGTCAACAGACATACCTTTTTTCCACGAATAACCCATAGTTCTCTTTCTCAATTATTAATATATTCATTCTATATTAAATTATTAGAAATGTCAAGCCTTATTAGATTTTTCTAATTCTGCTATTCGGAGGTCACGTTTATATGCTTTCTCAGCCTTCTTTCTGGCCATATCAAATTTGAGTTTTGATACCTTTTCAACAAATGTAATACCCATTGTGTGGTCAAATTCGTGTTGATAGATTCGGGAGAACAGGTCTGTAAATTCTTTCTTAATTAATTTACCATCATCATCTTCATATTCTACATTGATAGTACGTGGTCTATCAATCTTTAAAAATAGGTATGGAAATGTTAAACAACCCTCTTGACCTAATAATGTCTGTTCAGAGGTTGCTACAATTCTAGGATTCCAACAAGCATACTTTTCACCATTGTTTAGTGATAAATGATTACCCATTACAAACATTCTAAAAGGAAGACCTGCTTGATTACAGGTAAGACCTACACCACCGTATTTTTTCATACACATAAACATTGCTTTAGAAACCTCAGCTCTACTTTCAAAGCCGTGTTCTTTTAACATTTCATCTTTGAACGGAGCAATTGCTGTGTTTACTCTAATGTCGTTTGCTGGTATTAGTCCTAGTTGTTTTATTTCCTTATCTGCCATTATATTGTCCCTAGTTGCGTAAAGTTTTGTATCTTTTCAAACTTTATTATGTTAGTAAATTTATCAAATAGTATATCACCTTTGTGAGATATAATAAAGATATTTTCTTTTTCAAATTGTTTAATGATTTTAAAGAAATCATCCATACCTTGGCCGTCTAGTGATGAATCAAATATCTCATCTAGTATTAGTAGATTTGTATTTGTACTATTTTTCATTCTTGCAATGTCACGCCAAGTAAATAATAATGCCAAGTCTATTCTCATCTTCTCACCCTCACTAAAGTTATTATAGTTAAAGGTATCTCTGAATCTTGATTTAACTGTTTCATTAAACTCTTCATCTAGGTTGAATGAAATATAAAAGTCCATTGCTTGTAGATATTTGTTAATAAGACTATTCATAATAGGAACATACTTACGAATGATTTGTGCTTTAGCACCTTTGTCGTTTAGTATTTCTCTTAACACATCTACATAACCTTTTTCTTCTTGTACATCTGTAAGGTTAGCGTCTGCAACACCAAGGTCTGCTGACATCTTTTCCAGTTCAAGTTTAATTGATTCTATATCTACGTCTTTATTATTGAAATTATTAATATCTAATTGTATTTGGTCACTATGAGATTTCAGACTTTCTAATGATGATGTTATTTTTGCCAAGTCCAAATTCATATTGGAGATTTTGTTTGAAACCTTGGAGAAAGCTGATACTTTTTGTTCGTGTTTTGATATTTCTTCTACGAGCTGGACTAGACCACTTTCTAGTTTGGAAATTGTACCGTGTTCTTCTTCGCATTTCTTTCCCTTAAAATCTTGGTCAATCTGTTGTGTACAAACAGGACAGTTATCATTATCTTTAAAGAAGTCTAAAGTTTTCTTGTGTGTAGATATATTTGTTTCTATTTTTGTTTCTAGTTTATTCAACTGATTTAGTTTAGTTTCGACTTCTTCTTTGCCTTGTAGTTCATTTTGACTAACGGCTATCTCTTCATTCAGTTTTTGTAGTTTTGTTTCATATTCTATCTTATTTTTGTTATTTTCTTCTAGTCTATTTTGCACTACCGCCTGGTTGTCGTTACCTTTGGTCTCCAGCGTCTTTAGATACTTTGCTTCAGTTTCGTACTTGGTCTTTATTAACTCACATTGGTGCCTCACCTCCGTCAACTTTTTTTGAAGGTCGCTCTGTTGGGAACGTAAAATTAGGTCCATAAGGCCAAAAACTCTAATATCAAGTATCTCTTCTACAACTTCTCGTCTGTATCTTGGTTTCATCTTCATAAACGGTTCGTAAGATGATGAGCCTAGTAATACTACTTGAATAAAAGACCGGTAGTTTAACTTCATTATATTTTGTTCAAGATACTTTTGATAATCTATATTGTTGGCGTCTTGATTTAACTTTTTGCCGTCACAAAAAATCTCAAATATATTTGGTTTGATACCTCTACGTACTTTAAACTTTTTAGTACCAACCTCAAAGTCTACCTCAACCACACAATCACCATTGTTAATAGTATTGACCATTTGTTCTTTTTTAATAATTCTAAATGGTCTATTAAACAAGGCAAAACATAAGGCGTCAAGCAAAGTAGATTTGCCTGAGCCGTTTGTTCCTACAATTAATGTAGTTTGAGACATATCAAGATTGACAACGATAGGTACGTTACCAGTTGATAAAAAGTTTTTATAAGTTAGTCTTTTAAATAATATCATTATGCTCTTGGATGCTTTGCGTCTTGGTCTATTGCTGTTTCGATAATACCAGATTTTTCATTTGGATTTTTGAAAAAGAAATTACCTGATACACTAATTCTAGTACCCTCTGATTTGAAAGGAATAACTTCGTGTCGTAATAATGCTGGAAAAATCCACATATCACCTTTTTTAGGAACATAACCATACGTATGTGAAGCCCATTCAGGAAATTGTGGTTCTCCATAATGAAAACAAATACCACCAGGTCCTATACTTCTACCTTGATAGTTTTCTCGTTCTTTTTCTAAATCAGGCGTTTCTAAATAAATTACCCAAGTTATTTGTCCACTATGATGATGAACAGGATTAGATTCTCCTGATTTCATAAAGTTAATCCATAAACTCATCAATTCAAATTTATCTGTCCAACCTTTTGACCAATCACCACCTCTAAAGTCACAATTTTTTCTAGCGTAATCTGAAACATATGGTTGAAATGCCTCTACAAACCATTTTTTGTCTTCACTAGAATAACCACGTTGGTCTTCTATCACACCTGCTAATTCTTTATTACCACTACCTGGTGTTTTTTGTTGTGCTCTTTGTAATAGTCCGTTAATTAGATTATCGTCTGCTGTATAATTATATACAAACGGACCAAAATTTGCACCAAAATTACTTTTTACTTCTACTGTCATTCACTTGCCTCACTATATAGCTCTTTTGCAAAAGCTTTTAATTTTTGTTTGTCTAGGTCTGTATTGGTTTGGTCAATATAGTTTCCTAAAAATGTTAATGTATCTTCGCCTTGTTCAATTATATCCTGTTTAACAGACACATTAACATCTGACATATCTTCAATAACGTCAACCGAGTGTACATTGATTTGATTGTACAGTTTATCCATCAAGTTATTAAACATATCACTATCTGTTTTTTGAGATATAATTAGTTTAACAAAACACTCATCATATGGTGTAATGTCAAATTCATTGTAATTAGTTTGTTTATCATCATAAATTATTTTCTTAAACATCTTAATATTATTTGATACTCTTGTCAAGTCTCTGGTGTCTGTATCAAATATATGAAATCCTTTTGGACAATTATAATCCGACCAAGTCATTTCATATTGTGTACCCATATAATATATTTGACCATCATCTGACTTCTTGTGAAAGTGTCCTGATAATACTTTTTCAAACCTTTTAAACATAGATTTCTCTTGTCCGTGGTCGTTAAAATGTCCGTTGTGCATTTCAAAGCCTTTGACTTCTAAATGACCCATTGCAATAGGTGAGGTACTATTCTTAATTTTCTCTACTGATTCTACTTCATTATCATCACAAATCCAAGGTATGAATAATATAGGTAAGTTATCAAATTCAACCTCTGTTGTTTGTGTATATACTTTAGAATTTTTATTAATCTCTAAATTCTGTAAAGCGTTTACTTCATTTGTATTCTTGTAATATGTGTCGTGATTGCCAATGATAATATGTGTATCAATACCATCTTGTTCTAGTTTATTCCAAAAATGATTTTTGAAATTGTGTGCTGTATTGTGGTTAATAAACTTTCTTCTATCTACCACATCACCTAGATGTATCAACGTTTTAATATTATTTTCTTTTAGATAAGGAAAAAATAGTTCATCATAAAATCTATTCTGATATTTTATAAAAGCTGGACTATCGTTTCTCACACCAAAGTGAGTATCGTTTAATATCGCTATCTTCATTATTTCTTTTTCTTAACTACTTTTTTAGGTTTCTTGTCTTTCTTGTCTTCTTCGGATGTTTCTTCTCTAGGTAAATTAGCTCTTAAATATTCACTAAACTGATTTTTAAAATCTCTATCTTCACCTGGATGTAAGGTCATATCGTCATAATTACCCTCTGCAATCATCTTTTGTTTGATTGTAGTTTGTTTCTTTTCTTTTTGTATTCTACGAATAAATGCATAATATATAATTTGTGTGAAATATGCAAAAGGGTTATTAGATTTATCTGGATTAAAATTGCCTAGGTATTGTAAACAGTTTTCTATACCATCAGAAATCATATCGTCTCTGTATGTGTAATTAATAAAGTTTGGTCTATACGATAAGTGATTAGCTATTTTTAAAAAACAACTACCAATATAATCGGTTACTGGTGGTTTAGGTTGTTTCTTCTTTTCAGCCAATAGTACAGAGTTTCTATACTCAACCATAGCAGCTAAGAATTCTTTGTTATTTACGTAATGTTCTGGTTTTGATTTTTGTCTTGCCATAATATCCTCATTTAAGATTCATAATATCTTATTTTTATCTAATTGTCAATGCCAAGATTAATTTCAAATTAAGGTTGACAATGTTTTTTTCCTGTGTATAATGAGCGGTGTAGCGTTTTCAAGAACACCTCCTTTAATGGATAGTTTTATCAAACTCATCATCATCTTCCCATTCTTCAAATATCTCTCTAATTTTCTTTTGGTCTTCCGAAGTTAATTCTTTAGCTTCATAAGATTTTACACCAGTACCTTGTTGTGGTGGCCGTATTGTATGATACTCTCTTGATATTTCACCATATTGTTTAGACATTTCTTTAGTAGCACCAGCAATGGTCATTATCTTATCTTTTGGAATAGTAATAATATTATCTGGAGAGAAATTTACCCAACGAATCAAAGCAATGTAATCTTTAAATCCTTGAGGTGTAAACTGTGGAATATATTTAACTTGTAATGGTTTTTCTAATCTTAATAAAGGCGAATCATCTGGTAACTGATTATCTTTTTCCGGTAAATGACAAACTATGTCATCACCATTAATCAGTTTAATTAACTTTATATTTGTTTTAACTTGTTGGTGCATTGTTCATCTCCACGTTATGTATTTCATAATCAAAGTCTTCGCCGCTGTATATATTTATCCGTTCTCTAAAGTGAGCCAGAGTGTAATTCTCTTTCTCATTGTGTGTCAAATCATCTGCAATATCATATAACGTAGCGTGTGTATTATTGTCTTTTAAACGGAGACCTCTACCAATTGATTGTAAGTTTCTTATCCTGGATTTACTAGGACTAGCAAAAATAATGTTATGCAAATTCCTAATGTTAATGCCGGTAGAGAAAGTCCCATAACTCGCAACGATAATAGAGTTGTCAGACTTTTCCGTAAGTTCTCTAATTTGTTCTCTTTGTTCAGTTTCAACACCGCCGTGAACATAGAAAACCTGTTTGTCTTTTGCTTTTTGTTTGATTGATTCATAAAGGTCCTTTCCGTGTTTTTCTACATATTGAAACAAACATAATGTATTACCTTGTAGACCAGAGGCCAAGTTTCTTATGTACTTGTTTCTCTTTTCATTGGTTACAATAAAATCCATTTCTTCTTGATATGTTTTATCTTTAATGAATTCTCTTTCTTGTTTGCCGTGTTGCAATACTAAACAATATATTTTAAGCTCTGCAAGTTTACCTTTTTCTTGCAATTCACTTGTAGATATAACTTTGTTTACAGCACCAAACAATCCTTCTAATACTAGTTTATGTGTTTTAGAGCCATCTAAAGTACCTGTCATACCAACTCTATATGGACACTTAACAAGTTTAGACATTATTTTGGTTAATGAAAGTGCTTTGAATAAGTGTGCTTCATCACCTATAATCATACCATATTGTTGAAACCATTTTTTGGGTAAATTGTATATTGATTGCCAAGTAGATATTACAACTTTTTTGTGAGTATCTTTATCGTGACCTTGATATATTTTATGTACGTTTCTTTCAGGCGACCAACCATAGTCTTTAAAATCTTTGAATAGTTGTTCAACCAAAGAGGTAGTAGGTACGATAATTAATATTTTTTTATTACTTTCTTTCAATCTTAATATATTGAATCTTACCAACAAGTAAGTAATTAAAGATTTACCAGAGGCAGTAGGTGACAACAATAATGTTCTATTCTTTCTTGTTGCATAAACAAATGCTTCTTTTTGATAATCTCTAACCTTAAAAGGTATTTCTAATGCTTGTATAAAACTATCTACTCTCTTTTCATCAACTTTAGTATCAGTTATTTTTGTTCCATCAACAACTTCAACTTCATTGTCTTGACACCACTTTAAAATGTAAGGATATAAACCTGCATATATTTGACCTGTCTGATAGGAAAATAATCTAATTTTACCGTCCCATTGTCTAGCCCTATATTGTGGCATAAACTTAAAACCAGGTACTTCAAAGGTAAAGAATTCACCCAAGTCCCTACGAATTGCCTCATCAGCGTCTATCTTTAGATGAACGTCATCTTTCTTGTCAATGACAAGGTATCTTATGTTTTTCATAATTAAATGGCACCGGATGTAAACTTACGCCACTCAATTGCATTTTTTATTGTAAAGGTTCTATTTGAAATTTGTCTAATAGTTCTATCTAAAAAATCTATGGCAGTTTGTAAGTAATCTACTTTTTGTTTTGCACGTTGAATATCTGTATCTGATTCAAGATACTTGTCAACATCTTGTCTCAATAATTTAAAGTTAAAAGGTTTTTCTGCATATACTGAAGCGTCTGATTTACCTGTATAATACTCCCACTTTTCTCTTTTGATAGAGTGAAGTTCAGACTCGGCTCTACTCAACATAAGTTTATACTTTGTTAAGTGTTTCATATATTGGTTGTGTAATTGAGGAGTTTTTAAAGATTCTAAATCTAATTCAGTCTCATTTAGTTTTAAATCTTTATCAACTTGTTCTTGTAATTTTTCTAAATCCATAATATATCCAATCTATCATAATTTATTAAAAAAGTAAAGCGTGGTTTAAGTTACCGTAGTAGAAGTCTTGCCACCTTTTACAGCGAATTCATATATTTTGTACTGAAAGGTAACACTAGCTGATAAGTAATCAATATCCGTACCTTGTTGGTTGAAACTTAACCCACTCAATGATACCGGAAATACATCACTAAATCTCACTTCAATATTAGGTCTATTTTTACTTGACAATACGTTTAAGGTTGCGTCTGAAAACACAGGACCTAATGGCACAGGACCACCTGTTACCTTACCGGGGTCTGTATTTGCTTGACTAGAACCTTGTAATGGAAATCTATCAGAACCAGCGGCTACAATATCTCTAAATTGAGTTCTTGAAGCTGGAAATCCTAAACCCATTAACCAACCGTGTATCTCTCTATAATTTTCTAAATTTTCATCAACCATAAAAGTACATTCTAGGTTTTCAAAAGTTATCTTTTCACCAGGAATAGGTATGTCTGCAAGTGGTGTCATTTGTTTAATTGAAGATAAACTAGCTCCAGGTATATTAGCTGCTGTACAGAAATATTCCACCTTTGGCAGTTTGATAATACTAAATTTAAACTGCGCCGGAGACGCTAAGTCTAATTTAGTTGGTTGTCTTGATAATGCATTTGTAGTTGTCATACTACTATTTATACTAGTTAGTAGGCTGTGTTCCTGGCTCAGGTAACACGAAATCTTTTGGTGGCATTTTTAACGTTTTATTTTCAGTATTGTATATAGGTATATCAGGATTTTCTTTTACCCATTCTTTTTTAGATTGGTCCCAAGCTGGTTCTTCTTCTTTTACTCTTTTAGGAGTTGCTCTTAAACCTTTACAATGTTTTTCTACTGTTGCAAATTGAGGTGGAAGAGGTCTGTCTGCATATTTTTGACAAACTTTTAATAGTTCTAGTTCTTGTCTTAAATTTTCATTCTCTAATAAGATAGCATTTTGTTCATCACACATTTGTTTACTAACACCAAGATACTTTCTAAAAGTAAACGATAGTCTATTATTTTCTGATTCATAATCACTATCACCATAAACATAATCAGTATCACCTCTATCCGTTTCTATACGAACATCCATATCACCATATCTACAACTATTTGAATATGAATTTAGATATTCATTTCTTGCTTCTGCTTTACTTGTAAATGATACGATTAGAAGTACCAGTAATGCTAAGCACCATATTTTGGCAGCTAGATACTTCATATTAATATCCGTTTACGTCTCTGTTTAAGTCTTTAATATCCCAGGCTTGGTCTCTAACCTTTTCAGCAAGTTCTCTGTATAGGTTTTCAGCCATTTCCCACGTACCCTCCGCTCTGGATAAACGTGTTTTTAGGTCAGCATTACTCTCGGCTACTAATGCAATATCTCTTTTAAGATTTGTAATTTCTAATGAAGAGTCGTTAATTTGACTTGTTAAGTTGATGACGTATTTGACACCAGTAAATGACCCAACCAATATTGAGGCCACAACAGGTATCATTACAATATTTTTCTTTAAAATACTTGTTAGTTCCATAAGTCCTTTTTTATAGTGTATTATTATTTAGGCGTTTTTTAGGCCAAAAAAAAGGGCGACATAAAGCCGCCCTTTTAAAAGTTCTACTTTTAAGTAAAATTACATTAAGTTTGCAACTTGTACTTTTTGGTAGTATCTGTTTGAGTTTGCTGAACCAGCGTCATTTACTGCTGTAGCAGCACCTGAAATTGCACCAGTTTCGGCAAATGGGTTCGCTACTAGACCGTATCTAGTTTTAAAACCAATTTTCGGTTGGAAAGTATCCTGACCAACTGCTCTAACCATTTGAAGTGGCACATAAGGACAGTAGAACATACCTGCGTCATAAGGTGAAGTACCTTTATAACCAACTACGTAGTATTGTTTCGCCGAAGAGTTTGCACTATACGGGTCAATGTACACTTTGTATCTTCCGTTAAGAACACCAGCAAAAGTATTACCAGTATCGTCAACGTTTAGATTGTTGTTAAGAGCAGGAGTATAGTCTAATACACCAGCCATTTGAAGAGCAGAAGCGACATCTGAAGAACAGATAATCATATTTCCTTTTCCTCTTCTTGTTCTCTGAGCGATTCTGTTTGCGTCTCTTTCCAATTGGAACATAAGACCTTTGAATCTCTCAACAGACCATCTACCATTTGAGTCAGTATCTAAATCAAAGATACCAGCAGTTGTAGTGTTTACAGCAGCGCCTTTTTCAGCATTGATGTACACAGTTCTAACTACTTCTCTATTGATTTCAGCTAAGATTTCAGCAGATAAGATGTTTGCTAACTCTGTTTCAGCGTCTAAACCGTGGATTGCTTTTAAGTCTTGAGCAAGTTCCATAGTGTATTCAGCTTTAAGAGCTCTTGATTTAGCAGTCACAGTTGATTTCTCAATTGAGAATGCCATTTCAGCAAATGCGTTTCCGCTAGCGTCACCTAATGCTTCAGCCGCAGCTGTAGTCATAGCAGTACCTGTTGTGTAAGTACCTGGTGAACCATCGTTAAGCACACTTGGATTAGTACCAGCATTAGCAGTAGTTGAATAACCATCTACGCTTGAACCGGCAGCATTTCTACCAGAGAAATCAGTATCAGCTTCGTCAAACATAGCTTCTTGACCAGTTTGTGAAGTGTATCTGCTTCTCATAGCAAAGATAAGACCAGTTGGACCGGTCATAGGTTGAACACCTGCGATATCGTAAGCGATAAGGTTAGGCATTGCTCTTCTTACTAAACTAATTAGGATTGGATCCCAGTTAGATACTGCTGAACCTGTTGAGTTCGTTGGTGCAGCTTCAGATAAGAACGCATTGTCTTCCTTAGCAGCTCTTTCTTGGTTTTCCAAGATAACAGAGGTGACGGCACGTCTATAAGAATCCGTGATTTTTGGTAAATCAGGATGCTCAAGGACTGGCTGCCATTTTTTTTCGTGAGTTTCGGATAAGTACATTATTTTTTCTCCCTTTTCCTTGATTAAGATATTTTAATATCTTTTGTTTTGCTAATAGCGGCAGTATAAGCAGCCATAGCTTTCGATAAATCTTCGTTAGAAAGTTCATCGCCAGCCGCCACATCATCTAAACTCTCATCAGCTTTTGCTTTTTGTCCAAAGTATGATTCTTTAATAGTTTCACACTTCTTCTTAAAATCTTCTGCTGTTGAGTATTCAATTTCTTCGGCAAGTTTAGCAAATTTTTCTTTTTGAGTGTCAGCTAAATCAGATGAAACTTCAGACATTAATTCGCCTCTAGTCTTATCTGCATTTTCAGATTTTAACTCTACATTCTTTTCAATTTGCTCGTTTAACTTTGACTCTAAAGTCTCAATTTTAGCTGCTTGCGCTTCTAAAACATCATACTTCTCATCTGGAACATCAATATAATGTTCAGCGAAAAGTTTTTTAAGACCAGAGATAAAGTCTTCAGCAATCTCGCCTTTAATACCTCGTTCAAGAGCGATTTCGTTTTCTTTCATCCACTCTTCAACAACGTAAGACAAGTACGAATCAACTTTTTCAGTTAACTCATCTTTTGCTTTTACACTTTCTTGCTCTAATTTCGTGTTGTAATCTGCTTCCATTGATTCTGCAATTTCAGTCACTTTTGACTTGATTGCTGTTTCAAAAATAGTTGCAGCTTTGTTTTTAAAATCTTCAGATAAATCATTTTCGCCGTTAACAAGAGCTTCAACGTGGTCTGAAACATCAATCTCTTCTTTTTTATAAGAAGCCTTCATCATTGTTTCGTCTTTCTTCTCTTTGTCTTTAGCGTCAGCTTCCTCAGACTTTTCTTTTTTGTCTTTCGACTTAGCAAGAGCGTCTAAAGCTGCTTTAGGCATTTCGCCTTCTTTGATTTCTGAACCTTCAGCTTCTACTTCCTCTTCTTTAAGTTTTGGCATTGCGTCTGCACTACCTTGACTTTTTTGTTGAGGGTCACCAGAAACTTGTTTAGTTTTCTTTGTTGCGTCAGGATTGCTGTCTGTTGGTTTAACAACCGCTGGACCTAAATCTTCAGCACTATTAGATAGTTTTGAAGGTTCAGCCGCTACAGCATTCTTTTTCGGAGCGTCAGCTTGTGTATTTACACTCGCTTCAGCAACCGCTGATTTTTCCAACGCTTCTGACTTGTTTTCTGTCTCGGCCATTTTAGAAATCTCCTTATTCTTAATTGTAAAATAAACGTTTATTTTATTCTCTAGTAGATATTTATAATATTAAAGCTTTTTAAGAAAGGTTTTAAACACTTCCGCCTTAGCTTCTGCTAATTGGATTGATTTTGCCTTCTCAATATACTTCTTATATTCTTCAATATCTTGTGCTTTAATCTGACCGTTGTCCCATATCCACTCTTTATTCTCCATAATGCCTTCTACGAAAGCGTCTGGAGCGCTGGGGTCTGCAACAATGTCAGCCGCCGTTGCTAAATAGAAGTCTTTACCCACATAATTAGCACCGCCTTTAGTCACCAAGGAACCCATACCTCTTGAAGATACTCCTAATTGAGCGCCTTCATCAATAAGACCTTTTACAATCTTACCGTAAGGTGTGTTCATAATCTTGGCTTCACCCATAAAATTCTTGCCGTCTGGAGTTAGAGCAGTAATCATATGTGACACTCTCTCTAAATTGACTGTTGGTCCGTCAGGATGTCCTAACTCACCAAATGCACGATTTTTCTGGATAAATTCTCTGTTATAACGATTAACTTCATTAGAAAGGATAGCATTCTCATAAATTCTACCGTTTCTATTCTTAATATCAGACTGCAAAAATACACCACGTATCTTGTAATCTTTTTTTCCGTTTGTTTCTTCTACAATATATTCTGCTGAAGAAATTTCTTCCGATATTAGTTTCATTTAATCTCTCTCTTTGTTATATATTTATAAGGAATTTTACCTAAACTCAACAATAATCGTATAGTTGTCACCTATAGCGAAATTTTTAGTTGATAATAGTAAGTCTCCAGTAGGTGTTGTAGAGTCATTGATAATCTCATTACCTGCTGTTCTCAAATCCCAATAACCGTTTCCACTTAAAATGGCTGCTGTAGAATTAGTTTCTCCGTCCCATACTAATTCAACTGCCGATTTAGTATCAGATACATTGATAGAATACCATATCTTGGCAATCTTTCTAGCACCATCTTCGGTCATAAAAGTTAATTCTGAAGCGTCAATTTTTTTAACTAAACTCTCGCCTGTGCCGTCTGAAAAGTTTGTTAGTTTCGCAACGTATTTTACACCTTGCGTATCTGTAATTGTTTTTGTTGTTACCGTATCTGCCATTTTTATACCTCAAATCCTGATTCTTTGTGACACTCTAAACTAACATTAAATTTAGGTACATTAGAATCAGATTTTATTTTTACATTTTCCTCTGCATTATTGACCAACTTTTTTTCAGTTGGTTTTAACCCATAATTTCCTCTACCTTTGATAGTAACCATTTCAGTTTCTCCTAATAATAATTTTAATTCACCTGTTCCAAATACTTCAAAGTTAATTCCTGCAATACTAATTTTAGGTTGACTTGTTGCGTTTTTTAATTTTGAAACATCAACTACAACCATTTCTTCATTTTGATTGCCTTTTACATTTGTGATAACTTTAAAATTATCATCTACTGTATGTACAATCGAATCAGACTTTATATCATTCTTAAACCAAGAAACTGTCATTACTGTCCATCATAATAAGTTTTAGAAAGTTCACCACGTTCTACTGTTTCACCGGTCTTTCTTGTTCTCATATAAACTTTTGTGACAGCGTTAGTTCCTGGTCTTGTGTGTGTTCTTACACCACCTGATACAGTTGAGTTTGCACCGTCAGCCGAATCTGGATATGTATTAGCTGCCGTAGCAGAATTTTCATATTGCCATAAACTGTTTGAACCTGGTACTGTAACCCACGCCATCTTATACTCCTAATTCCTTATCAATGTAATCATAAATTACATCTGTATTTACTTTGTGCTTAACAGCAACGTTATCAATTGTTGTTTCAACTTCCTTGACAACATCATCTGTATCATAATCAACTTGGTTATAAAAATCATTCACCACATCTTTTTGACGTGGTGGCAATTCATTGTAAGCAACTGTATCAACAGGTGCTTTATTGATTAACTGGCTGACTCTCTGCACTTGGAACCTCTGATTCAGGTGTAGGTTGTTCATTACCATTTGGTTCAAAAGTAATCTCATTACCTTGTGTGTCCATCATTTGACCAGTTTCATCACTAGGCTCAGTCACGGCCGGTTTAGGGTCGCTATGAGGTTCTGCTTCAGGTACTCCATTAAATATTTTACTAGCTATGTCTTGTCTTTGTGTATCAAGTGATGTAGCAACTTTGTCTCTTAATGCGTCTTTAAATGCCTCACCAGCACCTGCATTATCGCCATTAGCTAACTTGTCCACAAAATCTTGTATTTTATTTGTCATTATAGTTCTCCATTATTTGATGTATCGGGCATTGCAATAATACCGTCATCAATTTCTTTTTTAATTTGTTTGTCAATTGCTTCTATCTCTCTGTCTGTTTGTCTTAAAACATTCTTTCTGATAAACTCAACCGAATAATACTTACCAACATAGTCTCGCATAGTATCAGCCAGTCTCAATCTTTCCATTAACATTTCTGACTCTTTTAATTCTGCAAAATGACCATCTTGTAAGAAGTTGTATTGGATGTTATCTCGTAAATCCATCCATTCTTGTTCAGCAATTACACCTTTTAAAACTAATTGAGTTCTTAAAATATCGTTAAAGAGTTCAGTAAATTTCTTTCTTAATCTTTGTACAAATTTTGTAAACTTTAGTTCGTCTCTTGTAATTTCAGTTGAACGACCCATATTAAATCCTGAAGAAGACTCTAATCTACTTACAGGTACATTTAAAGAACGATATAGTTTCGCTCTAAAATATTCTATGTCAGCAGTTTCACCTAAATTCTGCCCACCTGGTAAAGTATCAATCTGTGTACCTCTACCACCTTCTCTACTCGGCAACCAGAAATCTTCCAACATTGACATATAGTTTCTGTCGTCTCTGATTTCACCTGTTTGTGCGTCATAAACAAGTTTATTTCTGTATCTTGCCATAACATCACGTAGATATTGTTCAGCTTTTGCTTTAGGTAAATTACCTACATCAATCTTAAATATTCTTCTTTCAGGTGCTCTTGCGATTCTGTAAATAACAGAAGCGTCTTCAATCATTCTTAATTGATTAGTAGGTTTGATTGCCTTATGTAAATAAGATAATACCAAGTTTTTGTTTTGGTCAATTATTCCTGACGGACAAAATGCGATTGTGTCATTTGCAATTTTTATACCACCTGAAGTAGTGTTAGAAACACCCTTTTCATTGTAGATGTAGTATTCTTCAAACTCATCAACAACAGTCAATCCGTAAGGTGTGGGACCGTCTGGACGTTTCTTCCTAATCTCTCTAATCTTTTTAATCTTTCGTGGGTCAATATATCTTAACTCTGTAATACCTTTAATAGGAGCGTCTCTATCAATTACTTTGTGATAGTAAACTCTACCATCAACATACCATCTTCTAAAGATGTCGTGACCTCTAGTATTAAAGTTCATCAACCTTAAAACTTCGTGAAATTCCGTATCTATTTTTTTCTTGATTTCATTCCCGTATTTAACTTCACTTAAATCCAATTTAACTGCGTCTTTAAGTTCATTAGCAACAATAGCTTCATTGATAATGTCTTCAATTGCCATATCACATTCGGGGTGTAATGCAATTTCTCTATATCTTCTAATTAAATCCTGCTCATTTTTAGCAGTACCGTCCATATCCAGGTACTGACCAAAATAACCACCAGCTGCTACGGTTTGAGTTCCGTCATCCGCTTGTGGTGTTGTAAAGCTTTGTTTTGGATCCTGTGGCTTCTTTTGCCTTGTGATAGAAAATCCAAATAAATCTGCCATAATATTATTCCTTTGTTTATACTACTATATTTATAATAGTTTTAAGAGGGCGATTTTTAGTCCGCCCTCCTAATATACTAGTATTACGTAGTAGTGTTTGTTTCAAAGTATTGGTACGCCAAAGTCACAGCAAATTCTTCAATCGCTGTAGCTTCATCATAACTCAACTCAATCGGAGCAATCGTAGTAGGAAATACACCTCTTAAAGTGTATGACTTAATAGTTGCACCGTTTCTATCTAATTGGTCAACAAATGCGTCAACTTGATAATCCGCTGGATTTGTCAAGCCTTCACTATCTGTCATATTGTTAATACCGTTTGACCATCTTTCAAATGCGTTTCTTAATTTGAAATCTGTATCGTTATAAGCAGTCACAGACCAATCTTCAATTGTTCTATCTCCAGCTATCTTAATTGCTCTTCCTCTGAAAGGAACATTAAAACTAGGTACAGTCATACCTGGTAATGTTGTTGAACGACATAAGAATGCTAGGTCTTCTATTTCTCCACCAACTTGTGCGTAACCAGGAAAAGGCATTGTTACCTTAAACTGATTGGCTCTTGCGCCGCCGCCTGCAAGTTTAGCTTTGAAGTCATTAATGTTTGCCATTTTTTATTTCTCCTCTACTAACCTGCTACTTCGTCAAACGAAACGCCGGTTCTTGTTGCTATGAATTGTAAAGTAATGAAGTTAATGCTTCTAGCAGGTTTTACAAAAATCTCTGCTATAAATTCATTTCTATCAACTACTTCACCTGTGTTATTAGTTTCATCACATACTACTAAAAAGTCTGTGATACCTCTTCTACCTTGTACTTCTCTTAAAAAAGGTTCTACAATGTTTCTAAAGTTCGCTCTTGTAAATTCATCATTGAATTCAAAAAGTTGGAATTTAGAAGCAGTCGCAATCGCCTTCTCTAAAGTGATAAACAATCTTCTTACGTTGATTCTATCAAAAGCACTTGGAGCGGATAATCCAGTTTTATCTCCGAAAAGAACCGTACCTTGTCCAGGGAACGTTGCAATAGGATTAACTCTTGCTCTGTATAGTTCGTCTCTTTGAGTTTTAGTTGGATTGAAAGCTAGTTTAACTGCGCCTCTAACAATACCTCTATTGAAGCCTGCTGGTGAAAACCAAGCGTCTGCAATAAGGTCAGTTCTTGCGGCTAAACCTGCTGTGTCTCCGTTCAATGGTACATATCTATATACATCAGAATATCTGTCATACATATATTTGTAACCACTATCAAACACAAC